GTGGGAGATCCTGAGGCGGCAGTCTAACAATTACCTGCGGTTCTACCCCCAGCGCGTCGAAATAACGCAAAACAACAAAGCCGAACACGTGACCTAGGAGAGATTGAAAAGCGATGATTCTTGGCAAAGACTTCAGTATTAGGATTTGGAGATGGGAGTGGGCTATCTCGTTCGGCTACATGTCGAAATCTGGATTCTGGTTTCATGTAACCAGGGTTCGCAGTCACGGAGGTTGTATAACATGAAAGAGCCAGACATTATTCGGGTTGCACCATGCGACCATGAACCGTCAACACCTAGACCTAAATGTAAAACGTGGGCGTATTTGAACGATGAGGGTAAGCGTTTGTGGGGAGACGTCTTCCCGGACGGCGAAGTCCCTGTCAGGAGTCTTTTCCCGCAAAGGGCGAGTCTCGAGGGCGCCGGTGAAGGAAGGGTCTACATCGTCGAATGGGCTGAGTTAACTCAGGAGCAGCAGGACGCCGTTCTGAAGAAACTATGTGAGCGTTTCGGAGCCCCAAAAGACGCCATCCTTAAAGACATCTTGACAATCGGTCTGCCGCTGCGAGAGAAATACACCAACGGCGCAGGAACAACCAAGTCAAACTGGTTACTTTAGGGTGATTCAAAATGAAGAAGGTTAGGAAAAGCATCGTTTACCAGCGTTGCGAGGACCTTGCGGGAATTCTCGTGAACCTGAGGTACTCGTCCATAACTCAGCAGGACCTTGAATTCATGATCAAAAGGCATATTGGCGCCGACAAAAGAACCGTCGAGGCGTACAAGGACCATCTTATTGAGTTCAATTTTCTGCAGCTGACCAAGGAAGGGTACATGATTCTGAATGAGTTTATTCCCGTCCAGAAACATTTGGAGGCAATCGCCGAAAATTCCAAGTAATTTGTGTGCGTGTGTATGGACAAGGGGGAAGGCAAGGACGACGAAAAAACAAAAAATCAATAATAATAATAATAATAATAAAAAATATCGTTTAGCTAGGCAGCTGCCGGCTGCACACACACACATTTCTTCAAGCTTTTGCCGTAAGTGCGGCGTTGCATTGACCGATAAGAATTGGACTCCAAGCAACAAAAAAGCTAACCACCGAATTTGTAAAAAATGTTGGACCGCTTACATGAAAGAATATTGGAGGGGTCATCGAGAGTATTATAAAAAGAAAAACCGTGATTGGCAAAGAAAACATAGGGTAAGAAACAAGAAAACATATGATGTCCTCCAAGGAAATAAGGCTCCTTTTCCTGAAGATAAGAAATGCCAAGTCTGCGGGAAGATTCCCGACTATCAGCTGCAGTACCACCATTTTGATGATGACAACTTGAATCAAGGAATCTGGGTCTGCAAATCCTGCCACAAAAAAATACATAATGCTCTGAAAAAGGGGGCCAACAATGAATAGAACACACAAATCCTATATAAGCAATTCAGGCAACACACAAAACCAAAAGCCTAAACACTGCCTTAATCCCTTTAATCCCGACTGCAAAAACACGGATATCGCCCTAGACATCATGGTCAAGGGTAAGCAGCTGCCGATCTGCCGAAAGTGCTGGGAAGTCCTCGCAGCGGACGACAGGGAGTGGGGAACGGCATGTTAAGGTCGTTTGCCCCTGATTACGCGCCCCTCGAAAGGGTACTGTTGTCCGTTAGCTGCGAACCATATACTGCTCTGCCCTTCCGAGTGAACCGAGGTTTTTTGCCATGAGGGTCGACGAGATCGCCCGAAAGACCCGTTTAGGTGCCCTTTCCGCCGAACAGGACATCTGCAGCCTCCTTTTCAGTCACAAAAAGACGCAGGCAGCCTGCCGACTCTTCATTGTTTGGCTGAAAGCTCACAAGGGACGTGTGTCCCCCAAGCAGGTCAGCAGGTTTAGCCTCGACCTCCAGGAAGGCAAGGTCCGCGAAGGGTTCACGTACAGCCGCGTGAACTTTTACCGCACAGTCTTCAGGCGCCTCGTCGAGCTCGGCTTCGTGACCCGCCTTTACACCCGCACCGAAGGGTGGATCTATCTGACGCAACAGCAGCCGATCCCCCGCAAGGCGCCGGGAGGAAGAAACTTCTGGAATTTATCTTGGCAAATATGTAACAAATGGAATCAAGAGTGGCAATGACCATTTCGACTTAGGTATAACCTTAAATTATAATCGAAATAATAATCATTCAATATTTTATGAATGATGAGAAGGAATTATGTCAAAGAAAAACTCTCCAAATCCTAGCGATACTTGGATATTTGGTGGCATTTTTGCAGTCCTTGGACTTTATGTAATTATCACCGCTAAAAGTTTCAATGACGTTGCAGGGGGCTTTTTCCTTTTAGGACTTGGTCTTGTATTTATGGCAGCTGTATCCAAAGAATTTCGACGAAAACTGTTCGACTTCTTTCTATCAATATTTAAAGGGCTTTGGAAGTTGATAGGGAAATAGTGTTATTGCTTTTATCAAATAATTTACTGTTTTTGTGCTTCAACTTTCTCGAGCGGCAAACCCAGATCTATTAATATGTTACGGAGCTCCGGCGTGGTGATCACGTCAGGCCTTGCGATAACAATCTGAGCCAGAACAGGCAACAAGGCGTTAATGTCTGGCTTCTCTGGAATTCCCCAATTAAGCCGGACAGAAGCCTTCTGCGGGTCCAGCCCTGCCTGCTTCACGGTAGGGTCGAAAATCTCCTTCTCTATAATCCGCTTGATGAACCGCTGCAGGGCCATGACTTTCCTCTCGACCAAGGCTGCAGCAGACTCCGCCGTGGCTTTGGTTGCGTACTTCGGGTCAATTAATAAAGCTGAGACGGGGCTTTGCCCTCCCATGTTGATCTGCCCCATGATGTGGTCTATGTAGGCTTCGAACCGAGACCGCGGATCCACTTGGACTGTGCTGATTGTTGCGGGTTCTTTTCCGTTCCAAACAAACCGCGCCCCCTCTTTCGGTTTCTTCTTTAACAGGTTTTGAAGGGTTGTGGCTGTATCGTCCTTGGCGCCTGGTATGCTCCACACTTCGTCAGGTCCCGCGTACTTTTCGATAATTTTTGGCATAATGTTCTCGATGCGAGCTTTCATTTTAAGAAAACTCATTCTTTTTTCGCCACTGCCTATCTCAAATTCCTCAAGCAGTGACTGGAGGATTCCCCTTCCGAAGGGTTCCCTGTCGACTGGGTTCCAGCAGAAATGAATGATTCTCTTAGGGTCTAAGGATGTTCCTCCGTACTCTCGAGATTGCGCATAAGCCTGAGTATTGCCTTTTTGGTCCCTTTTTATGCGGTCTATGCTGGTAAGGGGAAGGATGCTGAGGTTAACCAGTTTGTCAGGCTCGATCTTTTCCCAAAAACTATTTCCTGAAGCCACGATTTCTCTGACGCCGATCTGCAACAAACCGTCCAAGTTAACTTGCTCACAAAACTCGTCAACCGCCTTCTTAGCTGCAACAGCCTCCTCATAATCTTCGGCGCAGGTCGTGTAGAAGCCCATGCCAACAGCCTGATCAGACAGAAAGTCAACAAAAGCTCCACAAGCCGGGTCCTTCACATACGCATCTAGATAATCCGCAAAAGTGATGGTTGGGGATTCACCGAACGCGCTTGAAGTGGCGTTCAGTAATTTTCCTGCTCCGCCACCACGTACAGATTCATACAAGAGTCTTAATGGGTTCTTCAAAACGCTGGCCTCAACATTGGAGACTCTGTTTCTTCCTTTATGACAATTCGACGGGGCACAACATTGAAGTCCTGGAGCCCTAATGACCTTGCCCAAGATACGTCTTCATTTGCTTCCCTGAGTTTTCGTAAGGCATTCTTCCGGGACCTGGTGACTACGTTTACGTCAGAACCGACTTCTTTAGCTATCCTATAATCTGTTTTACCCCGTTGGGCAAGCGACAAAATCCTCCTTTCTAAGTCCGTCAGAAGCCCCATTTTCTGAATCGAACATAATTACGCACTGGTTACCTAAATACGTTATACAGCTTAAACACGTCCATAATCTATTTCTATTTCAGCCTTTTAATCATTTTTAAGGTTAAAATCTATGCCTTTTGGTAAGTGGCAAGACTTCGACGCGTGCGTTTCTGATTTTAAGGCGCAGGGCAAAGACGAGGAATCAGCCAAGAATATTTGTGGCGCCCTTCAAGCCAAGCTCGGCAAGGAAAGCTTCTCTTGGACAGGGGAACTTGAAACCTACAAACAAGCTGGCGAATACAAGTATTATGCTAAGGGCAAAGCGATCCATCCGTGTAAGACTGTTCACCCTGAGGAGTGGCCTGCCACCAGGGTCTACCTGGAGGAGGAGCTGCAGAAGGCGGCTCATACCCTTTCTGGGATGCCGCTTAGCTTGGACCACCTGCTCCCCTTGGACGGAAAAGTGGTTGCTGTCGAATATGAGGATGGGGCAATCGAATATGTCGCAGGTCACAATGATGATCAGATTGACACATGGGTCAAGGATGGTACCATAAAGCACTGCAGCGTCGACTACGACTGGGGCAGCCTAGTTAGGTTGAATGGTGACGTCGCGCCCAAGGACATCACTTTCTATGGCCTAGCTCTTCTGAAAGACTTCATGCCCGGCGACCCTGCAACGAACGTCGAGGTTTGGGAAGCCCTCGCCAGGAGGCTAAAAGAGGCGAAGATGTTGAGCGAACAAAAAGATGAAGAAAATAAGCAAGCCCAGAAGACGAGGGCGGAGAAGTACGGCATAAGCCCCAAGGAAGGCGGAAACCTCACGAAACCCGAGGAGTTCAAGGATCTGTCGGATGATCAGTTTGCGGATCCCGTGAACTACCGCTATCCAGTCGACAAGGACCACGTGCAGCCTGCCTTAACTTACTTTAATCAGTCTGATAACCGGAAAGACTACGGCCACGAGGAACAGGTCAAAATATTGGCCAAGATAGTCGCGGCAGCCCTAGGCAACGGCATAGAGGTTTCTTGGCAACCTGAGGATCCCGTGTATAAAGACCTGTCTGAAGAACAGAAAAAGAAGCTGAAGGGGTACGATGGGAAGGGTAAGGAGCAGACAGGGCTCACTGTTGACGGGATTAAACAGAGGATTCAGCAGCTGGAGACGCAGCGGCGGGAACTCTATAACCAGGCTGACGCTTTGTGGCCTGAAATCGACGCGTTAAAGCAGACAATTCAGGCAATGATACAAAGACAGGTTGCAGGGGACATCGGGTCATTGCCCTTAGAATGTAAGAAACTGTACAGCGACCTCGAGGCCCAAGCAACCGTTTTGATGGCTGAGAAGAAAGCCTTGGAAGAGAAGTTCTCAACCCTAGAAAACGAAAAGAAAGATTTGGTGAAAAGGCTTGGGGAAGGCGTAATCGACCCTTCGGGTAAGCCAAAGGTTCCTGAAGGTTACATCGAGAAAAAAACGGTTTTGGATTTAATTGAAGCTGTCATTCCGTCTAGGCAAATTGTTTTCAGCCATGGACAGACAGGTGGCTTCCACCGGCTTGTGGACGATATCCTAAACGCAAAAAAGAAAATTGAGGAGACCTGATCAATTTGGATAAAAACCAAGTAATAGAAGTTCTAAGAGTTTTCTCTCCGCCGTTGTCTTCTAATCAGATGGATGCAATCGCTGAAGAAATATCCAAAATTTCAGCAGATGAAATTCTAGAAATTCAAAAAGTTTCGAAGCCGAAGCGTAAATCACAGTCACAAGTTTGACGTGCTGGACTGGACGAACTGGACAGCATAAATAAAAAAAGTGAAGGAATAACACATGCCAAGTATTGATTTATTTCCCGCTGTAGCACTCGGAGAATGCTTAGACCAAGCAAACGCTGAAGTCTATAAGGCTAAACTTCAAGGAGTTGTAACGAAAGGGCAACTCGTCATATGGGATACTCACACCGCAGGAGAAATAGGAAGCGTCTCTGTAGCAGGCTTAGGAGCCAAAAACGTCGCTGGTATGGCGTTGAAGTCAGGCGTATCAGGAGACATCATTCCCATCTGCAGGAAAGGAATAGTTAAAATCACCGGCTCAGGAGCCATACCTCTCGGCGGAAAAGTTGCACCTGGAGCGCTCGGAGTAGTCGTAGTCAGCACCGCCCTAGATGCTCCCGCAGCGTACGTTGAAGCAACAGTGCAAACGGAATTCGACAAAATCGAGGGAAGAGTCGGCGTCGCCGCTCAAACGTTCGCTGACACAGACACAGGATTAGTCCTTCTGGATTGCCCAGGCGAGTAACATGGACAAATTAACCTTTAAAGAAGCAATCATGAAAGACCCAGACCTCGGCGAAACAGTCTGGAACGAATACGCAGCCAAGGCGAGCCACAACCCCGTTTACAAACGACTAATCAAGGAAGGCCTTTACAGCGATGTTGCAGGAGCCTTAGGCGCCGTGCAAGACGCGGTTTGGAATGCAGCATATCCTAGATTCATCGGCAGAGAAATCATCAAAGTCATCCCGACAAAGAATGCTCTCGAACGATTCCCTAAGGAACTACGAGCCTACGCCTGGGAAGGCGAAGGACCAGCCTATGACACAGGCGCCAGAATCGAAACGCAAGATGTCAAGGCGGACAAAGAAATCAACAGCAAGAAAGAATGGACAGAATCCTTCGTTGAAGACGCAAGTTGGAACGTTTTGCAATGGCAGATAGAATCCATCGGCAAAGCAATCGCAAGGTATGAAACCGAGAGAGTCGTAGCAGCATACAACGGCATAGCCGCCGCAAGCCTTGCAGGTGGAGCAGAAAAGACAATCACTGCTGGAGCGCCTACTTGGGCACAAATAGTAGACCTGATTGAAGCCGTAGACGCAGAGGACTTTTCCACTACTGTTGTCGCTATGAAACCCGCCGAATTCGGTGGACTAATGAAACTTGACAACTTCATCAGTAGCCTATATAGAAACCCATCAGACATGAGGAACGGAGTCGTGTATCACACAAGTCTCGGCGTTACATTCGTAAGAAGTTCTTTGCTGACCAAAAGTTTGGCGATAGACATCGGTTCCGCTGGAGTAATGCTTCTCAGAAGAGACGTGAACACGAAGCCGTACGAAGACGATGGCAGAGGCATGTACGGAGTCTTCTGTTCAGAACGCATAGGCTTAGGCATTCTTAGAACCAAAGCAGTCGCTAGAGGCACGAATTAAATTCCCTTTGAGTCTCTGAAAATTGAGACGATGCTGACATTTCTTTTTTGTGTCGGCAGGAATAAACCCTCGATACTATGGGAGGAAGATAATTCAAGGTTAAGATTCAGTTCAAACTAAAGGGCAAATAATTACTGATTCGGAGAGAAATCTTTGAAAAGGGGAAAATTGCTTGGAGGTTTGGATTGAGTTGTAATGTCTCCCTTGGCTTTCTCCCGTAGCGAGACAGGAAAAAATTTAGAGGAAGAGATTTAAATGTCAGAAGAAGTTGAACAATTTTATCCATCGGGGCAGTACGAAAAAGCCTTTAAAAATATATTCCACGAACTGCAAAAACTTAACCAATTACTCGCCATTTTGGGGAAACTCACAATTACTACAACTCCAGCCCAGGGATTGAGAGTTAGTGCTGACAATTTTACTGTCGGCACTATCTATGGCGCCAACGGCATACCTACTGGAAGCGCAACTTTAGGGGCAGCATCACCACTAGTTGCTACATCGTATCCTGTCCCTGTTTTCCAAGTCCCTGTTGACCAACGATTTGAAGTTATGCAGCGAGCAAACATCGAATATAACGAGTGCCAAAGGAGCAAAATGGCATTTTCTTAAGGTGATTAAATTGGAGTTTAAATCAGAAGTTTACGAAAGGAGAAAAGGTTACGGTTTTCGGATAATCCGTGAAGACGGCGCAGTCGTCATGGACCAAGACATAAAACCGAGCGTAGAAGGCTTCCAGCCAATGTCAAAAACGGAAGCCGAAAGAATTGCAAAAAAAATCGCTGAAGAGTACAAAGTTCAATATGAAAAATTTAAGGAGGAATAAGTAAAAATGCCTGTAACATTAAATTTGAAAAAAGGAATTGACCTCCCGAATTTTCAATGGTTAAGATTCATACCTGTAACCGCTGCGGCGGGTCATTGTATTTGCACTGATGAAAGAGGCACCAACCGTTTTATCTATATCATGGCTGGAATTGCCGCTTTTTATAGATACGACACTTGGACAGATTCATTTGAATTATTGGCATCTCCCGGTGCTTTGGGAGGCTCTGGAACTTGGGGCGCTGGAACCTGCATGGTCTTCGACCCTTCCCAAGGAGCCGAAGGCAGGATTTGGCTGCTGAACGGTTATACTACTCAATGCGGCTTCGGCTATTACGACATTGCCACTAATGTTTGGACTTCTCGTTCGGTAGCGACTTTGCCAGCCATTTGGGGCACTGATGGCTCCATGGCTCATACTTGCTCAACTTACAATGCTGCTGGAAACGACGACTACATATATTTGATAGGAAATAATGCAACCGTATTCTATCGGTATTCTATTGCAGGAAACTCCTGGTCCGTTATGGCAAATCCGGTTCTAACTACACCCGGTGCAGGATGTCACCTTTGCTGGACTTGGGGATTTAATGCAGACAAATTGTATGCGTTAAGAGGCGGAGCTTCCTATTCCCTCTATTGTTACTCTATCGGGACGCCTGGATGGACAGCGGTGACTTATTACCCGGGAACGGAAACTTTCACAACAGGAAGTTCGTGTGCTTATGACACCTTGAACAGAATATTCATCCAGAAAGACGCAACCCATAGACAATATTACTTCCAACTTGACGAAAACAAGATGTATCCTGGAGGAATGTATCCGTATACTTCAGGCACAGCAATGGCAGGAGACGGTTTAGCCTTCATTAAAACCGTAGACGGCGCAACATATCTATACTATAGAAGACAGTTAGGAACCGAATTCTTCAGAATGCTGATCGGATGGTTCTAAACATTTGGCAATGTCTCAGTGGCTGAGGTTTCTACCAGCGAATGCACTCCTAGGAACCTGCGTGTTCAATGACTTAAGAGGAACCGACAGGTTTATTTATGTATTTTTAGGAGGCACTCCCGCTACCTTCTGGCGGTACGACCGATGGACGGACTCCTATATAGTACTTACATCAATGGTACTAGGAACTGACAGAATAATAGTGCACATGAACGACCCGAGCAGAAAGGGAATCTGGCTTTTTGCCCCCTTTAATTTAAGTCCGTATGCTTTTCTTTGTTTCTATGAATTTGCTAGGGAAGGCTGGTATTTCGTTTCCACTTCCTTCCCAGGTTTGACCAGTGAATGGTCAATCGATTCTGGTATGGTGCATACGTGTACGGAATATAACGCTCAAGGCAACGACGACTACATCTACCTAATAGGTAATAATTCGACAAAGTGGTATCGTTATTCAATTTCAGGCGACTCTTGGACGGAGATGAGTCCCGTCCTGCCCGCTGTTCCTGGAGCAGGATGCGCTTTACTTTGGACTTATGGCTTTAATCCAGACAGAATATACTATCTGCGAGGAGGCGGTTCGTCATCCATCTATTACTTCACGATAAGCACTGGATTATGGAGTGCAGATATTTCTTATGCACCTAAAACGGAAACCTTCTCGACGGGAACGGGCGTGGCTTATGACGGCTTAAACAAAATATACATCCAGAAAAATGCGACTCAGAGAGTTTATTGTTATCATCTTGATGAAGACAAAATGTATCCTGTAGGGACTTTTCCTTATGTTTCAGGAACGGGTGTGGGTTGCCACAATCTAGTTTTTGTAAAGGAAGATGACCAGGAATATTTGTATTACGCCAATCAATCAGGCAAAGAATTCTATAGAATGCTGATAGAGTGATTCCAAAATGAACAAAGTCGGATTTGCAGAAGGCGTCTGCTCCAACTGCGGCGCAATTCTAAAGCGAAGAAGACCCGCGGACCTTGCAGTTTGCGACTGCTACAAGTTTTGTCCCCTTTGCAGAGCTGAAATGCAACCCTACACGCCTGACCTGACGCCCAGCACATACGGACCATTTGAAAGCGAGACTGCCAAGGGAGACACTGACAAGCCCATGGACATTCTCTATTATTGCCCATCATGCAGGTACTATTCAGCCCTTAAGCCAGTGGAGGTATGGCTCAGTTGAAGGATCAAGAAAAAGATCAGCTGCGAAGAACCATTCTGGAGACGCTTTCAAAGGGTAGGGTTAATTGGACTGACCTAAAAAAGAAGGTTTTGGTGTCATGCCAGCCTTTTGTGACAGACAGGACCTTCAGCCACCAAATGAATTATCTGGAAAGGGCAGGCTACATCAGGAAATTGGGAAATAAAGGGTCCAGATTTCCTTACGAAATAACGGAAAAAGGAAAACAGTTACGTACGCTTTTTGTATGCTGATTTTTGACACACGTTTTTTGTACGTCAATTTTTGTGTGTCATTTTTGGTGAGAATTAATTAAATCAGGCTCCTTTATCATAATAGGGCATGGATATCGGTTTAGTTGCCCTGGTAGCAGGCACAATCGTTTCTGTTGCTGCGGCAATTTTTGGTCGAGACAAATACGTTAAGGCGAAGGGCAAAGCTCAAGCCCTATCCAAGGCCCTGAAAACAATTGTTGACGCCTTCGACGACGACAACGTCTCCCCGGAAGAGTTCAAAGAAATCGTGGAGCAAGCGAAAGAGTTCTTGAAAGGGGAATGAACCAGCCATGCCATACTGTCAGAAAGGCGATGTCAAGTTTCGACTCGCTATAGATAGCGGCGATTTAAGTTTTGATACAGAAATCGAAGGTTGCATTGAAGAAGCAGACGCCGTAATTGATATAAAATTAAAAGATTACACATCAGTTCCCTTGTCATCCGTGCCAGTCCTAATTAAACATGTTAGTTCCAACCTTGCTGCTGGATTATTTCAGCGGAGAAGACAGCCTCTAGGAGAATTCGTAGATATGAAACAGGACGCTGCGACTGTAAATGTTTACTGGCGTCTCGGCATGGATCTTTTAGATATCTACATTGAAGAGACGTTTTCACAAGACACGATAAGAGTAGCATGAAACATGCCACAAGCAAAAATCACGATCGACGATGCCGAGTTCCGCAATTGGATCAACGCTGCACCAGAGCGGGAGGAACAGATGAGAAAAACGTTCATTTCGGAAGGAAGCCAAATTGTCGAGAGCGTTATGATCGCTAACACTCCTGTCCATTCAGGAGCGATGGCTGCAAGCGTGATGGCAGTAGAGGAGGAAAATGGCTTTAGCGTCTATCCGGCAGTGAGGTATGCAAGGTTCGTGGAATACGGCACAGGACTGTTCAGCAAGAACCCGCACCTTATTTATCCCAAAAAATCGAGGGTACTGCATTTCGAGAGCAGAGGAAAAGAGATTTTCGCTCGGTATACTATAGGGCAGCCTGGACAGTTTTTTGTCCGCAAGACGAGGCAGATGATTAAGCCTATGCTTTGTAATTTGTTAGAAAGACTGTTAAAGGAGATTTTTCATGCCGGTTGATCCGCACGGAGCAAGAGACGCCATTCTCGTGATGCTTCGAAACGCTGTGTCGCTTGAAAATGTCAAGGCATGGAAGTCTGCCGAGCCTCCACGCAGCAGATGGATAGGTTTTCCGTGCGGCTGGGTTGAATGGGATGGAGGACCCGTAGAAGTATCGTCGTTAGCAGCGGCAAAGAAAAAGTATCAAGACCGCTACTTTATTGTCGTCCTCAACCGAAACGCTAACGAAGAAAAATCTGAGGACGAAGCAGTAGACGTGGCGCAGGCGGTTCAAGTTGTTCTTGAAAGCGATAATACGCTTAATGGCACAGTTGAGACAAGTTACGTTTCTAATCGTGAGAAAGTCAAGTTTTTTGAAGGCGACTACAGTTTGGTCGCTGTTAGACTGACACTTGTAACTCGAAAAAGAGGATAAATGGAGGAAAAATAAATGACTGAAAAAAGGTACGTAGGAATCGGAAAAGAAGGCAGTTTCGGGACAGCAGTAGCAGCGGCAAAGTACGTGGAAAGCGTCGAAAGTATCGTTCCTGATCAAGGCTGGATAATTCCGACGCCAATAGCGCAGAGGTCGTTCCGCAAGAAGAACTTGGGTAAATACAGAGCGAAAGGAAACATCGGCGAGTTTAACGTGGAACCGGAAAACATCGGCGAGTTGATCTCTGCCGTTATGGGAACTGGTTCAGACACTAAGACTAATCCGACAGCCGGCGTTTATCTGCACACGTTTAAAGGGCAAGACGCTCTTGACAGTTATACACTAAGGATAGGTGTCGAATTAACCGAGCGAATATTGGCCGGATGTCTCATAAATTCTCTTAAGTTCCGTTTCCCACACGAAGACAACGTTAAAGCGACAGCCGACATTCTGCAAGGAGGAGCAATAGAAACTAAAGGATCTATCCAAACGCCATCGTTCTCGACGCTTCAACCTTTCGCTGCGTCTCCCGCAACAGTTTTGACGATAGCAGCAAGCGACAAAAAAGCGTACGTTTACGACGGAGAAGTATCGATCGACAACCGCATTACAGACAGAGGCAGTTTAAACAGCAGGTACATGCCTAGAATCAGGCAAGGAGAACGATTTGTAACTGGTAAGATAAGTGCTTACTTTGACGAGACCGCCGAATACGACAGGTTTTTGGCAGGCACCGAGTTTGAATTAATCGCTAAATGGGAAGGGCCCGTAATAACAGGAGCATACAAGTATAGTCTGGAACTACGACTCGCAAAATGTGTCTATTTGAGAGACGTGTCTCCGCATATAGCAGCAGTAAGCGAGCCTTTAGTTATCGATGCTACATTTCAAAGTTTCTACGATTCCACATATAACGACATAACCGTTGCTCTGCAGAACACGATAAGCACCACGTATTAAGAGGCGACAGGAATGGACGCAGCAGCATGGCGGAAAAACAGAACGGCAGAGGTTAAAGCGCCTTCAGGAACCGTTTACAAAGTACGCCTTCTTGATCCGCTGACGCTAATCCAAGAATGGATCAGTGCAGGCGTGGAAAAACCGCTGGATCAGAAAGACTTAGGCGCTAAAGTTGCACAGCCGGAAGTAGTAGCAGCGATCTTGCTAAAATTTGTTGTCGAGCCAAAAATTACACCCAAACCTTCAGAAAATAGTTTAGGCATAGAAGAATTGATGAGCGACCAAACCGATGCTGTAGCATTATATAGGAAAATAATTTCGCCCTTCGTTGATCACGCCAAAGAGACTGCAGAATTTTTTCGGAGCATCGGAATTGGCATTGAGGACAGGACTAATAGCGTTAAGCTGCCACAATCTGCCGACCGAAATCTTGGGGTTAAAGATCGACGATCCGATGGAAAGGCTGGCGTGGAACGAAGCGGCGATATTGAAAGCACTGGGATTTCTCCAAGCAGCAAGTGAAGGAAAAGGCGAACCGCCCGAAGTTAAGGCAGAAAAAATGAAGGAGTGGATAAAGAACGTCCGAACCGGCAGTTGAAGTGAAAGTCGCTTGGGTGTACGATGATGCTGGACTAAAAAGTCTAACGAAAGATGTGGACGAAGCTAAAGAAAAAGTTTCAACCTTCGGATACACAGGCGACCTTAGTTTCAGGCGGTTAGCGTTCAGTATGAGTCATCTTGTAACTGCAAGCATGAGTTTGGCGAACACTTGGGAAGCCGTAGCGAAAGGACAGAAAAGCGTTCTGGAAGGCGTGCTACAATCCATTCCTGCCATAATGAGTTTAGCCGTTTCAATTTGGACGATCGTAGGAGCAGAAAAAGCCCGTGCTATAGCACACGCCATTGCTACCGCCATCGGCTCAGCCGGTACTGCTGTTCCTTTACTTATTGCTGCGCTTGCTGCTGGAGCAGCCATAGGTTATGCTGCTTCTGCTGCTATTCCTTCGAGGGAATACGGAGGAAGAATTTGGCAGACAGGAGCGTACATGCTGCATGCCGGAGAAACGGTAGGCGGAGGAGGCGGAAGGACAGTAAACATTTTCTATCCGCAGTTCAGCAGCCGAAGCGACATGGACGAGCTTATTGATCGTCTGAGGAGGGCAGGCGTAGTATGAGTTTAGCGATTCCTCAGGTCCGCATGGAAGTTTTCCGTGGTCCTCCAATTCTTTTCGACGACAATTTCGTTAAAGCAACGTGGACGACCGAATCTGGATCTAAAGCTTCAGACGGCGACATCATCACTTTAACTATCTCTTCCGGCGACGCTCGAATCTCTCGTTCTGTCAGTTTCTCGACTAATCCTTACCGGTACGCAGCGATTAAAGCTACACAGTTGAACGGAACAAATTGGAAAGCACGCTTCAAACTTTCCGGTGTAACAAAAGTCGAGAAGGTTTACACGAACACGGGATTAAAAGAGATCGACTTGTACGCTGAGAACGGAAACGTTAATTTTAATTGTGATGAGATAGAACTGGAAGTTAACGGCGCAGGCGGACAAACGGTAAAATTTGACTACGTCGCCGTTTGTAAAGACACGGTTCTTGTCCCGATAAACGAGGACTCGGCGTTTGACGTTACCGGAACATTAACCGTAAACTTGCCTCTCTTGTCTTCTGGGGTCTCCGGTTTCTCGTGTACCATTCCGAATCCGGGAGGCGATTATACAGGCAAGATCGGAGACTTTGACAAAGTTATTGTTTATCTCTACAGAAAAGGCGACGAAGTAAAGAAAGTGTTCGGAGGCTCGATCCATGTTCCAGGATCGGCAGGTTCTGACGCTCAAGATTATTATATTACAGCGGAAGGCATGGGTTACGCCGAAGAACTAAACGTGCCTCCAGCATTATTAACCAAAGAATACAATGCAACAAACGGTAAAACCGTTATTCAAGATGCCGTTGACGTTACCAATTATATATCTAAGGATTTTGTTGATCAAGGAAATTATATTGCCACAACTCACGACTTCACGTTTAGTGAAGTTGTCCCGACCACTCCAATTAACGAAGTTTGTTCCAAAGCTCGCACTTCGGGCGGAGCGGTAGGCTTCGAGTCTTTCGTTGATGCTGCAGGCAATCTTAATGTTTTCAAAAGAGGATTATATTCTTCTCCTGTCGATCTTTCAGGCAAAATTCTTAGTTACACAAAGAAGGAAGACGTTCATCGAGTACGGAACAAACAGAAAGTTTACGGAGCGACAGGCGACTCGCTGCCTTCAGATCGAGACGGCTACACGGAATCATTAACGGACTGGACGGCAAGCCAAGGAAGCTTGAGTCTTGACGGAACCTATAAACAGGTAGGGTCTTATTCTATACGCTGCATCGGCAACGTTGCACAGTTTAAACTTTCTAAAAGCCTTGTTGTGCCGAAAGAGTCTGAAGCAAAACTCTATATCTGGGTTCGGATGGAAAACGGTCTTACCGCTTCTTCTCGTGAAGTCCGCCTTTTAGCTCCTGACTCTTCCAATTACTTTAAAACTGCGATTCCGTGGTATTGGACAGACAGTCTTTGGAGGTCTCAAAACTATCCGCTAGGAGAAGAATCCGAAGATGTCGTCTGGACTAAAGTTGGCTCTCCAAGTTGGTACAGTATTTCCGCCATCGAGTTCTATGTTAACTGGGGAGCAGGAGGCGGCGCTATCAACGTGGATGGACTTTACGTTTATCCTAAACTTTTCGAGTCGTCTTATGAAGACTCAACAAGCCAAGCCAAGTACGGTATCCGACTGAACGAGCCTATAACGGACGATTCTCTTCTCAGCAATGCTGAGTGTTTAGCAAAAGCCATGAGTGTCGTAGCTTTCCTTAAAGACAAAGTTGTATCTCTCTCAGACGTTGAAGTCGAAGGGGACAATAGATTCACGCCTGGATATCTTCAACACGTGGAAATTTCTAACGACGGCATTGACGGAGACTCCAGAATTTTAGAGATCAAGCAGGTCGTTAAAGGCGTTGATTGGAAAACATATTTAACACTGTCCGACGAACCTATAGAAATAGACTATGTCTTCCTCTCGTTCCAAGACAGGCTTGAACGAATTGAGTCTGGAAAAGCTCTTGGCGTCCGCAGCTTTTCTTTAGTAGGCAGCAAGGATTTGCTTCCTGACCTGATCGGTGACGCAACACAAGACACAACCGTTGCGTCTGCTCACGCTAACATAACAATAATTTCCGACCCTCACACTACTACGACTGTTATAGCAACGGCGCACTCAACCACTACTGTAATTGCTACCGACCATTCCACGACAACTGTTATAGCAACTGCTCACGGAACTGTCACCGTCGTTGCTACGGCGCACGGAACCAGCGTAACCATTGTAAGCGCTCATGGTACATCAACGACGATTTTAGATGACCACTCAACAGTAGCAGTCATAGCCTCAGAAGAAGTACATAAGCACACGGTAGCTTGGTATGGAGGTACAGGTCCCATCTCACACGATTCTGCCTACTTAAAATTGTATCTTTACGACGGTTCAACAATCGGATATCTGATACCTTGCCTGGTCGTCGGCGGAGGCTCTGGATATCAAGCTTGGTCTTCCACTTCAATTCACACTCACGGATTTACCGCTCAACCTGCTGGACATCCTGTTTCTACTCAACCTGCCGGACACGGCGTCAGCTCTCAGCCGAGCGGACACGGCGTCGATACGCAGCCGAGCGGACATTCCGTTTCAACACAGCCTGCCGGACATTCTGTTTCGACGCAGCCGAGCGGACATACTGTTACAACACAACCGTCTGGACACACAATAACTCAGCAGCCTTCTGGACACACCGTTACTAACCCGCCTCATCTTCATTCCATGTAACAAAAATATAGGAGGAAAGAAGAACATGAGCGAAGAGAAAAAACCGAGAATAAAAATTAAGGCTAAATGGCTCCAAGGAAGTGTAGTCGTCTTAAAAACCGTCCTAAATTATGACGGCGTAGAAAAGGAAGTTACGATGAGCTTCCCAATTGAGGTTACGCAGAACCAGGAGCAATTTAAGTCTATGCTTGAAGACGCATACGAGCAGAACAGACCGAAAAGCGTCGATTTAAGCAGCATGATAGACACAGTGGAATAAACTTGGACAAAAAAGTTCTTGAAGAAATAAAGAAAATGACTAAAATGTACCAGCAACTAGCAAAAATTCTAGGGCTTTCACTAACAGAGACGCTGCTTGTAATAGCCTCTCGGGAACTTGTTATCCTGAATGAGTCCACGAGTAAAGAGACACCGATGATAATCGAGTAGAAAATAGATCAAAAAAAAGGGAGGCGCCGTCATGAGGGCAGTAGGGATAAACGATCTTCGAAAGGGCGACTTGATCATTGTAAGATGGAACGACGCAAGCGAAGTGAGAAGCAGCCTGCACGACAGTCATGAGGCGCCAGAAATATACGTTAAGGACCTTGGCATCTTTCTGGGAGTCTCAGGCACAAAACGCAAGCATATTCTGATCGGAAAAGACGTCATTGAGACCATAAACGATTGGGGAGCAGCCAGGATTCCCTTGGAGCTCGTGGAGTCCATAACGTTGGTTCTAGAACGCGAACAGATTGTTCCGTCTATACGTGAAATTCAATTGTTGTCCAGAAGGGTACGCATCCGCAAATACGAACGGGTGGGGATGGCATAAATGCGGCTTTTTTCGAAAGAGTGGATCCGTCGACTTTTGACTAGACGACGTTTCATGATCCCCCAAAGGGCAACGAGAGAGATCAGGATGCAGGAGGAACTGCCGAACGAGAAACTTGTCTTGCTAGTGCAGTTCACCATGGTGGTTCTGGTTGTTCTTTCGGCGATTGAAATAGTCCACATCATCGTTCTCAAAGTGTGGAACGCCGAAGTGTTCGCAGCCATCACAGGGCTCATAGGCACGATAACAGGCGTAATCATAGGAAAAAAAACGTAGGGGGGTAGGGGTTGCGAAACATTAATGTCAAACCAAAATTTCTGGTCCGCCGCATCAGAAAAAACCTTGCAACAGACATGCAAAGGACCCGCTTGAAGCTTTTGAACGATCTGGAAACCATGTTTGACATGGCTAAAGGGTACGCGACCTCTCGTGACACAAAAGACAAACAGCGGCAGATCTGGATCCGCATCATGACGTACATCGGGCAGGTCATAAACAGCATCAGCAAAAGCTTCGATGAAGCTGTAGCCACTAAGGACCTTGAGAGACTGGAGCGTATGATACATGAAGCAATGGCAAAGGAAGAAGATCGAGGAGCTGACAAGCGAAGTTCAAGGCCTAATTCAGGCAAAGAAACTTAAGGTTCCTAAAGACTTCGCCGTTTTTTGTGAACTATGGCTAGGCCTGAAGCTGACGACGTACCAGGTTGAAGCTGCAGAGCTGATAGAGAAAAACTATTCGACTGCTTTACGCTGGTCCAGGCAGTCGGGAAAATCGCATCTTGTGTCAGCGTGGCTTCTCTATTTCGCCCTTGCACATGACAACGCGCAAATAGCCATTGTAGGCCCCAGCTGGCGTCAAACAAAAATAGTGATCAGAAAAATCAACGGGTTCCTGTCTAAGATTCCTAGAGGATTATATCGGAAAAGGCAAGCTACAATGGTTAGCCTTCGCAACGGGAGCTTAATCCAAGCTTTTCCTTGTTCGCCCGAAACCATCAGGGGGTTTACCCTTAACGTCGTGTACGCGGATGAGCTAAATTACATAAGTAACGACGAGGAAATGTTCGACGCTATCAGCTTCACGCTAGCAACTACTGGAGGCAAATTCGTCTGCAGCAGCACCCCAGGATCAACAGACAGCCTCTTCTGGCGCATATTCAACAGACCACAGTTTACCCACTTCGCAAAAAGCCACATAACGTGGGAGCAGGCTGTTGAGCCAAACGGTCCTTTAAAACGGTGGTGGCTCGAAAACAAACGGAGAGAATACGAAGGCGACGAATATCGCTGGCGCCGGGAAATGATGGCTGAATGGGCTGAAGACGAAGCGGTCTGGCTACCTCTCGCCCTAATAACCAAGTGCCAAGACGCTAACCTTGACTTGTGGGACGATGAAGGTCCAATCCGCAGCGGGCGATTCTTTGGAGGCTTGGACTTCGGCAAAGAAAAAGACCATTCCGCCTTCATCGTCATAGAACAGGTTGACAAGCGCTATTTGCTGCGGCACGTCAAAGTGTGGCCCCTAGAAACTAAGTACGCCAGTGTCATAGGGTACGTTAAAACGGTCGCTGACCGCTGGCACAGCTTCGAAAAGATAAGGGCAGACATAACGGGCGTCGGAAACTACATCATCGAAGACATGAAGAATGGTGATATAGAGAACGTTGAGGGCGTAAGCTTCACTCACCCGCGAAAGCAGGAAATGGCAAGCCTTCTCAAACAGCGCATGCTAAACGGAGAATTCGTCTATCCATACGTCGACATCTCTGTTTCACCGACCAAAAAGACGAACTTCTCCGTGGAACTGAACGTTGAAAGGTTCGAGCTCCGTAAGGATGGCACATACAGCTTCCATCACCCGCAAAACCAGCATGACGACGTTTTCTGGAGCACAGCGCTAAGCCTTTACGCGACTGTTGAGATGACGGCGGATCCCCTGCTTCTCGAGGCCTTCAAGTTCGGGTAAAACGCCATGATTGACTTAATAAATTTCATTGCTGGCTGCGTCTGCGCCTTCATTCTAGGCCTAGCTAGCCACAGCGTCCTCTTGCACGAAAAGAAGCGGCACGGATGGAAGTTCCCCTGGGACCACGACGAAGGGAAGGAAGACGATGAGAAGGCGTGAAGGGTTCAGGATCCGCAAGTTCACACGGAAGTATGAGAAGCAAACTGGCAAGTTCACGATCAACGTTCGCTTCCAGACCAGGACTGACATCACACCGCGAACAATCGGGGTCGCTGAGGCCTTCGGCTTGGGGGTTGACGATTACAAAGAG